TCAATTGTCTGTAGAGTCAGCGCCTATAGAGCTAGAATGAGGCCGCCCGCTGAACGCGTCGACAAGAAACTTGACGATGTGGCCGTCCCGGCGCAGCAGGCTGATCTCATAAATAAGTCCTTCGCCCAATTGGCATAGCCGCGCGCCGAGCGGCTCGGCCTGCAGCCGCAGGGCGACATCCCGCATGCACCGGAAAGGATCGGCGAGCTTCTGCGCTTCCATCTTGCTGCGCGCCTGCGCCATGGTGAAGCACTGCAGCCGTGCGGGAGCGTCTTCGGCGCGGCTGGCGGCGGCCCACAGGAAATCGGCCGTCGCCGCGAGAGCGGCGACGGTGAGCGCCCGTCTCCAACAAGCTCCGGCGGCCCGCATGCGCCTCTCCCCGGCGCATAGTCGGCCGAATGCCCTGAATGCGCAATGAATAGTCAAAAAATGCGGCCGCGCGCCTCAGCTCTCCGAGGCGCGGCAGGCGTCCCGCATTTTCTTGTAGTCGACGATCATGGCGGCGAGAGGCGCGTTTTGAGGCAAGGCGCGCAACTGCTTCGCCGCAATCTTCTGCTCTTGGAGAGAATAGGCGACGAGCGGCGGACAGCCGCCGCCCGTCGACTGGCATGCCGCAAGAGCCAGGCTAAAAGCGACCATGATCGAGATCTTGCGAAACATCTTCCACGCTCCTGCGCTCAACCATGATTTCGGCCTGGCGCTTGGCGGCGCGCAGATCGGATTCGGCGCGCCGCGTTTTCTCCTTGGCGGCGCCGCCGGCGACAAGTCGCGTCAACATTGCGCGCCCAAGCGCATAGGCGACGACGCCGGCGACCGCGACGAGACCCAGCGCGATGAGCTTGGGCATGTCAGGCTGTTCCCGGCGGCGTCGAGGTGATGCTGCGCATGATCGCCATCAACGCCGCCGAACCAATGGCGATGGCGCCGGCCTTCGGATCGTTGAGGAAGGCGATCCAGTCGGTCGAGGCGAGCGCGCCAAACAGCGCGACGAGACCAGCGGCGACATAAGTGCGATAGCCTTGCATTGAGAACTCCTTTTTAGTGCCGGAAGCCGCCGGCGCGGTTTCACTTGCGGCCGAGGACTCGCGAGATGAACGATTCCATGGCGAAGGCGGGACCCGGGTCGCGCTTGCGCGTCGGCGCAATATCGTCATGACCGGCGATGTCATTGATGCCGTAGGTCTGGCAGAGCGCCTTGGCGATATCGACAGCGACGGAGATCTGAACGGCGGGATAGATCATCCAGGGCTTTTCCCCGCCCTTGTCGAGTTTGTGCGCGAGCATCGCCACCTGGCTCGCCGGCACATTTTTTCCGTATGCGTCGGCGAATTTTCCGTTGGCGAGCTTCGTCAACGGTCCGGCGTTCGTGAGCTCTATGCCGATCGAAAAGGCGTTGCAGTTCGAGCGCCGCCTCCAAACGCTTTTGCCGGCGTGCCATGCGACGCGATTGAACGGCGCGAGCTGCGTCACCGCGCCGTCGAGATCGATGACCAGATGGGCGGAGGCTTTCGCATTCGGATTGCACAGCCAGGAAATGGCCCCCTTCGCTGACTGAGCGGCGGTGTAATGCATGATCAGCAGCGAGGGCTTCAAAACGCCGCCGACGTTGGGCGTCGGCTTTTGGGCGACGGGCTTGCCGTCGCAATGCAGGACGTGATTCTTCACGGCGAAGGCCATGAGCCGACTCCTTCATTTCGTCTAATGGATTGTGAAAAGCGCCTTCTAAAAAGCGCGCGAGGTTTGGGCGGTCGCGGCGCGCTTCTCGCTCAAGATGAGCGAGAAGAACCCATGCGGCTCCCTTCGTCAGCGTTCAGACGCGCCATCGGCGCGGGCGGTTCGCTTCGATCAGAAAAATTCAAAGATGAGCGCGTAGCCGTCTCCGCCACTGCCGCCAGCGCCCGAATTTGCGCCGTTCTGGACGGTGCCTCCGCCTCCGCCGCCTCCGCCAGCAAGACCGCCGGCGCCGCCCGCGCCAGGCGCGGTGAGGCTGGACGCGCCGCCGCCCCCGCCGCCGCCGCCTTGTTCAAACGGGCCGGCGCTCGCGACCCATGAGCCGCCTACGCCGCCATTCACGGCGCCTGCGGCTATCCCCGCCGCGCCGATGACGGGTAATCCGGCGACATAAACGGCGCCGCCCGCCCCGCCGTTCGCGACGGCGTTGGCTGCGGTGATCCCGCCGCCGGCTCCGCCGCCGGAGGGGCCGTTGTAAAGGCATGAGCCTCCAGCGGCCGCCGTCGAGCCGGCGGCGTTGCATCCGCCGCCGCCGCCGCCGCCGAAAACGTGCGACCCGGCGGCGCCGACCGCGCCCGAGCCGCCCGAGCCCACGCCAAAGGAGCCAACGCCGCCAGTTCCGCCGGAGCCTGAGAGGCCAGACGAGGCTTGACTGCCCGCGCCGCCGCCACCCGAGGCGCCGCCGATCTGTCCGCCCGCGCCGCCGCCCCCGGCGCCTGCGTGCAGCAGCGTTCCGAACGTGGTGACGCCGCCGGCAGAACCAGCGCTTCCGTTCGTGGAGTTCGTCGTCTGCGCCGCGCCGCCGGAACCGCCGGCGCCGATCGCGACCGCTTTCGAGGCGCCGATCTGGGCTGCGGTGAATCGTGCGCGCGCCAACCCGCCGCCGCCGCCGCCAGCGCCGCCGGAGGCCGCGGCGCCAGAGGCCGTTCGCGCCCCGGAGCCGCCGCCGCCGCCGGCGCCAAAGAGCAGCACTTCGGCAAATCGCAGCCCGGGCGTCGGCGTATAGGAGCCGCTCGACGCGAAGACGCGGACCTTCGTCGGCCCCCCGCTCGGAAAGGCGACTTCGCCGGTAGCGCGGTCGACGACGACCGCTTCCTTCCACGCCGAGCCATCGGGCGAGACTTTGACGTGAAAATTGTCGTCGCCGGTCAATCCTGTTTCGGCGCGCGCCGAATAGTTCGACTCATAGAGCTGCGAGACGGTGTTCGCCGCGCTCTCCTTGTTGAGCGCAAAGCGCAGATCGCCGGAGCCGCCTTCGCTGACGCTTTTCGCGGTGAAGAGCGTGGCATTAAGTTTAGCGAGCAGCGGATTGGCGCCGTCGGCGGTCGCGCCGATCCCGAGCAGCACAAGATTTTGCAGCTGGCGCAGAGACAGGCCGCAGTCGATCCATCCCGCGCCATCATAGAGCAGCAGAAGCGATTCCGCTTCGACATAAGCACGCCAACCGGCTTGCGCGGAAAGGAAGGTCCAGCCGCCCGCGAGGAATGTCGCGATCTGATCAGTCTTGCCGGCGAAGGCGCCTGTCGCGCCGGCGCCGATGAGCACACGATCGCCTTCCGCCGGCGTTGCGGGGGGCGACGTTACGTTTCGCGCAGAGACTGAAAGCTGCGTCAGCGCGTCGATCAGCGCCAGAGCTTCATTGTGCGTGACGTGTTTTTGCGCTTGCGCCGCCTCGATGAAAGGCAACGCAAGATGCGTCGTTTGCGTCATCGTTTTTCCTATTGGATGGAAAGCATCGTCGTCAGCGGGAAACCGCGTCCGACCGTCGCGCTCATCTGATAAAGCGACAGCGTCAGTTCGCTTTGCGGCGCGCCGAAATCGGCGAGTTCTTCGGCGGCGGGATAAAGCATCGACGCTGCGGCGGCGGTGAGCGTGCGCTTTCCGCTCGCCGGCAGCGAGATATCGGCTTCGTAGGATTCGCTTGTCTCGCCGAGCGGAATGTCGAGCGCTTCCCAGGCGTCGGAGTCGATGCGTCCGCGCCGCACGAAATCGATGACGACGCCGGCCGGCGTGCGGCGCGCGCACGCCTTCGTCGGCGCGTAGGGGCGCAGCGCCTTGTTTGTCGCGGCGACCGTCGGCTGAACGAAGATCGGCTCCGCATAGTCGCGATCCGCCGGTCCGATGCGATAGGTCGTCGGCGCGCCAATCTCGGCGATCTTGCGCGCAAGCGGCGCGATCGCGTCATTGAGCAGCACGACGGTTGCGCCGGCCGGCGCATCACGCTTGGCGAGATGTTCTTCGCCGCCGAGGCCGCGAAGGAGTCGTGACAGTCGATATGTCTTTTCGCCAATCAGCTCGGCATGCGCGAAAGCGAAAATCTCCCAGTCGCCATCGACGCGAATCGCCATCGCCGAACGTCCGGCGAGCGCGGGGAGATCTCCGACGGACGAAAGTTGCCCGGCGCCGATCCGGACAGTGACGCTGCTTCCATTGTCGAAGCGTCCGACGGGACCCGAGGGCAAAACGTCGAGCGTCTCGCCGATGGTTGCGCGCTTGTCGATGATGGCGATCAGCTCGTAGCCGCCCCCGAACGTCATCCTCCAGATGGCGAGCGGACCGGGCCAGGGATCGGCGAAGGCCGCGACATAGGAGAGCGCTTCTTCGTCGCGCCAGAGCGCAAGGTCGAGAATTTCGACTCTCGGCGGTCCGACGATCTTCGGCGAAACGACATTCGCGCGTCCAAGCAGCGGCGCGGCCGCGTCATAGACGGAAGCGTCCGCCGCGCGCGCGCTCACCTGTCGCGCGGCGCCGTCCGTGATGCGCTGAATTTGAAACAGCCGGCCGCCGCCGGCTGCGCCGAGCCGCACCAGATCGCCCGGCTGCAAGGCGAGAAGGCCAGGCCGCAGCGAGAATTCGGCGGTTTCGCGTCCGATCCACAAGTCTTGCAGCCAGCTTTCCGCAAGCGACTGCGCATTGGCGCGATGCGTCATCACCGCGGCTTGCGCTTCACTCTGGCGCGCCGAGCGGCCCTCGAGTCTGCGAGATAAGACTCGCGCCATCTGGAAGTCGTTCTCGGAATCGGAGAAGGAGAGCGCGATCTCCTGCGGCAGTTCGCTTTCCTGCGCCCGCGCCAGCGTCACGAGCGAGGCGGTTTTGCCGGCGACGAGATCGTCTTCGTCAATTTGGCGCACCGGCTTCCCGCGCCGATCGACGAAGCGCAAGGCGCCGCCGCTCGCCACGGCGTCGAAGCCGAAAAGCGCGGCAAGAGGATCGATCGCCTCGCGCGGCGACATCGTTCGCTCCAGCACATAGCCGTCAAGAAAGCCGGCGACGTCTGGCCGCTGCGTGACAACTTCAGGCGCGGAGACGGCGCCGGCGAGCGCCGGCAGGAGGCGGTCGAGCGGCGCGCCTTCGAGTCGTCCGTTCAGCCAATGGCCCGTCTCCCAATTGGCGGCGTCGCTCCATGCGTCGGTCTGCGTCGGAAAGGCCGGAAAGGGTCGCGCATCCCAGCACCATATGTGCAGGCGCGCCGGATCGACCATCGGCCCGGCGTAGACGCTGGACGTCGGGTTGCGCGCGGCGCCTCCCGGAGCATCCGGATCGAAATGCGCGATCATCGCCTCGATGAATCGCGCCTGCATGAGATCATCGCGGCCGTTGCGCGAAAAATAGGGCAGACCGCCGTCGCTCGAACGCGGGTCTGGAAAAACATTCGGCGCATTGGCGCCGCGATCCACCGCCCCACATCCGGTCTCGACGATCCAGATCGGCTTCGACTGCGGGACCCATGCCGTCGGCGCCCCCAGCTCAGCGCCGCCGACGCGCTCATAATGCGGTTGCGACCACCACGACAGAAAATCCTTCTGGCGGAAGATCCAATGCTTGCCGAGTCCGTCGCTGATCGGCGTGCGATCTTGCGCAAGGCGCGCATTTGCGTCGGCGTAATGCCAATCATAGGCTTCGCCCGAGGCGACGCGAGACTTGAGATAGTCGAGATCATAAATGCTCGCCGCTTCCTGCGCGTCGAGATGGGCGTCGCCGTCGCGCCAGTCGGAGAGCGGCCAATAGACGTCGACGCCGACGAAATCGACGGCGCTTGACGCCCACAACGGATCGAGCGGGAAGCGCGCTTCGCCGCTTGCGGGAACATGCGCGCCATATTCGGTCCAGTCGGCGGCGTAAGAGATTTTGGTTGGCGCGCCAAGGATCGCCTTTGCATCGGCCGCGAGAGTCATCAGCGCCGCGACGGCGGGATATGCGCCTGGCGCCGACGCGCGTCAGGCCGATCAGCTCGGAGCCGATGAGGAAGGCCTCGACGCCGCCGGCCGCAACGCAAAGATTGGCGTAATGCAGAATGAAGGCGCGATAGCGCGTAAAGAAAGCGTCGAGTTGCGCAGCCGCCGTCGCGGTCGTATCAGGCGAACCGGGCTGTCCGGGCGCGGGATCGCAGGTGATGCGCCCGCGCCAGGGAAACGCCGGCTGTTCGACGGCGCCCGTGTAAGGATTGGGCAGCGCATTGCCCGGCGGCACGTCCATCATCACGAAAGGATAGAAGGTCACCGCGAGCCCGCGCGCCGTGAGGTCGGCGATTGCGGCCATCACCGAAGCGTCGCTGGGCGTGCCGCCATAGGCCGAGCGTCCCTCGATTTGCGACACGAGCCGCGCGGTGGAGCGCGTCAGCCCGGCGACCGACCAGTCCGGCGGCCAGAAGCCGCCGAGAATGAAGTTGAACTGGCCGATGGTCTTGAATGTGGCGTCGACGCGCGGCGCGATCGTGCAATGTTCAGCGCGAAGATCGTCGCCGAACCAGGCGACGACAAGCGCGACGCTTTCGAGATTGGGGCAAAGCGCCTGCAAAGCGTCGATCGACGCGGTCCAGTCCGTCGCCGCGGTGAGCTGATGGCGATTTTCCGCCGCCGTGGCGCCGGGCGAGTAGAAATTAAGCTTGAGGGCAGGGTGATAGCCGGCCTCCGTCGCGCCGGGAATGAGGTCGACGGCGCGGATCATCGCGCCGAGTCCTTCAACCGGCTTCACGACTTCGAACGTAAATTGCGGAATGCGATTGCCGAAGGGCGCGAGCGCCAGATCCTCGAAAACGATATAGGCGAGGCCCCGATAGGCGGGCGCGTTCTCCGCCCCTTCTTTGGCGACGATCAGCGGATCGGGCTCCTGATCCTCGCTCCCGCGATAAATGCGGATCGGCGGCGTCGTGATGTCGAGCTCTGACCCGTCAGCCCAGATGCGTCGCACGAAGGCGACAGGCCCTTCGCACAGCCCGATCGCAAAATTCGCCGAATAGGCATAGGTGAAATGGATGTTCTGTGAGCCGCCGCCGCCGCCTTTGCCCTGATGCTGCGTCTGTTCGAAAGAGACGTTGACGCGTTCGAGAAAGCGCGTCGCCCAGATCATCTGTCCGCCGATGCGCGCGCGGCCATAGATTCGCGGCACGCCGGCGCCTTCCGTTGAGGTGATCCCGTCCATCGATTTCAGCCGCGGGCCGATCGAATAGCGCGGCGATGCATGCGGTTGCAGCGCCGCGTCGACGAAGGAGCCGCCAAAGCCGCCGAGCACGCGGCCGATAGAGGAACCGACAGGTCCGCCGATCGCGCCGCCGGCGACAGAGCCGACCGTCTGCAGAACAAGAGTGGCCATGAAGATCTCGTCGAATGTCATTCCCGACGCGCGCATCGCGCGCGATCGGGAATCCAGACCATTGCAGAGACTCGCGTGAGCGGCTCTGGCTTCCCGGTCAGGCCTTCGGCCTGCCGGGAATGACAAATTGGAAGAATTCAGTCAGTCACGCCCGGAAAGGCGAAGGCGGCGACAAGCTTCTTGCGCCAGTGCGAGCCAATCGCGACCTCCGCGACGCAGGCGCCGGCATGGGCGTGGATCATTTGCGTCGTCGATATTGCGATCCCGAGATGTTTCGCCGGTAGATGTTCGCGAAAGCGAAACAGCAGAACGTCGCCTTCACGAAAATCGCTAGAAGCCACCGTTCTGAAATGCCGCTGCGCGGCGTCAAGCAATGTCTCGACGCCCGAGGCTTCGGCCCAGTCGGGCGTATATGCGGGCGCCGACTCTAGCTCGTCGCCGATGATCTCGCGCCAGACGCCGCGCACAAGCCCGAGGCAGTCGCAGCCAACTTGCATGAGCGAAGCTTGATGCACATAAGGCGTGCCACGCCAGCGCCGCGCCGCCGCGACAATGTCGGCGCGGGTCATCTAAAAAAACTCCCGCCGTCCATCGCCGGCGCAAGCGCGCTCGGATAGGCGATGACGCGATCATTGCCCGGCATATGCGGAAACCCGCGGAAATTGACGATGTTGTCGAACTTGGCGCGGCAGCTCGTCGGCGCCTTGTCGCATCCCGCCGTCATGAGAACGGCGTCCCCGGCCACAATCGCGCCGCCCGGCGGCGTCCATAGCGTGACGCTCGCGCGCAGATTTTCCTGCCGATGCGATTTGACAGTCTGGCGGGCGTTTTCATTTGCGCCGCTCGTAAAGGTCAGCGCGCCGCCTGTGAAAAAGCCGCTGTCGAAACTTTCCGAAAGATCGACGTCGATTGCGCCGCCGACGAAGGCGGCGACGACGCCGGTCGCGTGAAAACCAGGCGCCATGACGTCAAGACCGCAGCGCGTGTCGCCGAGATCAGCCGAACAACTGCGTTGAAAGGCGCGGCCCTGCTGCTGATCGAAAAGATGTGCGCTCGAGCGCAACTCCGCAGAGAAGGCGTTCTCGCCGCGGCGTATCTCGCCGATCGTCGCGATATCCAGCAAGGCGCGATCAGCGACATTCGTCCAATCGACGAGCCATGTTTCGACCGAGGCGCCGTCATAGAGGCCGTTCAGCAGATCCGCCTCGGCGAGGCTCTCGTCGCTTAAAGCGCCGGCGGCTTCTCCCGTTCCGGGCGCAAAGCCGACGCTCGATTCGAGTTGCGACGCTGAGAGGCCGGTGTTTGCGCGAAAGGTCACGTCGTTAAAAGTCAGATCGCGATCATGATCGGTGAAGCCCATCACGGTCGCGTCGCTGCGCGAAACGCGCCAGCAATGGCAGAATGTGGTGGCGCGCTGATCGAACTTCGCCTGCATCGAAGGAGAGAGCGAGAGCATGGATGGATTCCACTCTTGTATGATCTTTCGGCGTCATTGCGAGCCGAAGGCGAAGCAATCCAGAGCACGGTCCGCGATCTGTGGATTGCTTCGTCGGCTTCGCCTCCTCGCAATGACGGAGCTACGGAACGATTTCGACGATCGGAATATGCGGAATCGCCCCGGCCTCGAAGGCGTGCATGTCGATTTCGAGAAAATCCGTATCGAAGCGCACAGGCACGTCGAAGAGAAAGCCAGCCGTGACGACCGCTCCCGCCAAGGGAATGGCGCCCGGCGCGAAGGTCACGATCCCTGTCGTGACGTCGACGCTCACATCCGGTGTGACCTTCTCGACGCCATCGACCGCGACGCGCGTCGTTCCGGCGACGGGCTTTACGATGTCGCGCGCATAAGCGGAAAACGCGCCGCCGTAAGTCTTCACAAGCTGAAAGGCGGACCGCACGCCGTCCCCCACTCCTAACGGTTGATCCGTTGGGCTCGGCGTCGCGCCCGGCGCGCAGGAGGCGCAATCGGCGCGATCGCGCCATCGAAAGCCGTAAAGCCTGCCGCGCCGCTCTTCGAAAAATTCGATGATCTGCGAGAGCTGCGTGAGACTCTTGACGCCGTAGCCAGCTTCATAGCGGCGCCGCGAATGCGCCCAGCGGGCGTTTCGCGCCTCGCGATTGGAGCCGAGCGTCACGATCTCTGTGCGTCGCTCCGGTCCGCCGCGCCCGCCGAGCGAGACATCAAGCGGAAAGCGGATCTCGTGAAAATCGCTCATGCCGGCTGCGCCCGCTTAGATGTTGCGCTGGCCGCGCGCGACAGCCCGCGCCAGGGCGCCCGTGATTTGCGCCTCCGAACGGCGGAAGCTCTCGATATCCTGCGCGGCGATGTTGACCGTGATCGACACCGGACGCGCGCCGGCGCTTTGCGCGACGACGCCGAGCCGGCCATCCGCGCCGCGCGCTAGCGGCATGATCGCCTCGGCGCCGCGCTCGCCCATCAGCCCCATCGCGCCGCCGCTTGCAAAATAGGTCGGACTTGCGACGACCCCGCCCTGCGCGAAAGGCGCCACGGTCCCGGCGCCGCCGAAGGCGCCGGAAAACATGCCGCTCAATCCGCTCACCAGTCCTTCGGCGAGCGCCTTGGTTCCCGAGCGCAACGCCATGCGCGTCAGCGACTGCGCGATCGTCGACAGCACGTCGTTGAAGCTGCGGCCGCTTGACGCCGCTGAGCCGAAACCCAGGTGAAGCGTCTTCGTGACATTTCCCGCCGAGACGTTGATCTGTTCGAGCAACAGCTTTGTCGCGCGCAGATCAGGCGTCGCCAGGCGCTCATTCGCCCCGGGTGCGTTGAAAGGATCGGGAAAGGCGTCGAAACTCGTTGTCATGTCGATTCTCCGCAATCGGGAAAGCGGCGCATAAGTTCATCAAGCACGGCACGCGAGGGCGCGCCCGGCGCGACGCCATAGACGCCCTCGACCGCGCGAAAAAGTTCGCGCGGCGTCATCAACCAAAAGTCGCGCGACGGGAGCCGCAGGACGCCGAGCCCGAAGGCCATGGCGCGCGCGAACGGAAAGGGCGCGCGATGGGAGGCGTCGCGCGCCGCTTCTTCCGTTTGCCTCAGGCGTCCTGCGGCGTCGGAGGGTTTGAGTCGGCGTTCTGCTCCGGCGCATCGCCGAAGGTTGCGGCGAGGAGATCGGCCGCGATGCGCACATAGCCCGCAAGTCCTTCCGAAACTTTCATTCTGGCGACGTCTTCATCGGTTATGTCGTTGCCCGCGCCGCGCAGCCCGCAGCCGATGATGCGCAGTATGTTGCGTGCGGAAAGCCGTCGTTCCTCAAAGCGGCTCGCGAGCCCGACAAGGTCGTTGGCGCCAAAGCCGCTTTCGAGTTCGGCGAGCGCGCCGAGCGTCAGGCAGAGTGTGTACGTCTTGCCGTCGAGCGTCGCGTCGATTTCGCCGCGCTTCGCGTTCGCCATTGCGTCCTCACATGAAATACGCTGGTCCATCTGGAATTGTCATTCCCGGCAGGCAGAAGGCCTGACCGGGAATTCAGAGTCGCAACAAGCATGTCTGATTTTGCCCCTGGATTCCCGATTGCGCTTCGCGCGTCGGGAATGACAGTTGAGGCGTTCAAACCTCATAGTGCTGCGAAGGCGAGCGCGCCCGCAGATTCAAGAGAAATATCGAAGGTCACTTCGGCGGCATATTCGCCGCGGTAGTCGAGATTGGCGATCTGGAACAGGCCGGAGAGAACGCCAAAATCCGGAATGACGATCTGCCACTCGCGCAGCAGCCCGTCGAAAAAAGTCTGGCGCAGGAGCGCATCCGATGACTGGTCCTTGAACACGCCTGTCCCGGAAAGGCTTGCGTGCTTCAAGCCGGCGCCGTCGAGCAGTTCGCGCCACCGGCCGCTCGACTCGGCGTCGGTGACATCGACCGTATCGGCGTTCAGCGCGAGGCGTCGCGTGCGCAAGCCAGCGACCGTGACGAAGCTCGCGCCGTCATGAATTTTCAAGAGCAGATCCTTACCTTTCTGGGCGGCCATCATTGAGCTCCGTTAAAGATATTCGGTCGTGGCGCGAAAGCGCAGATTGACCCGCGCGAAGCGGCCGTTCTGATCGCGACGCGTTTCCATGGAGAGGAAGCGCAAGTCGATCAGCCAATGCCCCTCAAGACTGAGCGCCGCCTCATCGAGAAGATCGGCGATGCGCTGGGCCAGTTGGAGCGCTTCGCTTAGCCCCCGCATCGTCGATGTGACGCCGATCGTAAAGAGCTGCTCCGCGCCCGGCGAGAGATCAGCGGACCAGTCGCGCAGCTGCGCTTCGCCAAAAAGCGCATAGGGCGGTTCGGTTCCGTGCGGCGCCTCGTCGTAGAGCTTTTGGCCGAGCGCGGCGGCGAAGCCTGAATCCGCGAAGAGATAGGCGCGGATCGCCTTGCGCAGCGCGATGACGGGTGAAGCGCTCATGGCGAGTCCTCTAAGTGATCTCTTCGCACGCGCAGATTAAAAATCGCCGACGCTCATCGGGATCTGCAACCGATTGGATGCGAAGCTTGCGACCGCGATAGACGAAGCGCATGTCCTTGGCGACATCGTCGCGCCAGCGGATCGTCACGACGAGAGTTGCGGCCTGCTCGGCGCGTTGCTCGACGAAATCTTCGCGAACGCCGGAAGGCGCGATGCGCGCCCAAAGATTTACGACCGGCGTAAAGCTGCGCGAAAAACCGCCGGCGCCATCGGGCGCGTCGATCGGCGCTTCGAGCGTCACGCGATGGCGTAGCGCGCCGATGGCGAGCCCGCTCACAGCAGCCGCTCCCTTCCAAACGGCGCAGCGAGCTGCGCGACCATTTTGGGCAAAGCGTCGTCGCCGCTATCGCCGCGGTGTTCGCGCCAATGCGCGACGAGCGTCAAAATCGCCTGGCGAAGCGGTTGCGGCGCGTCGCTCGCGACGGAGCCATAGCCCACGGTAAAGTCGATCTCAATTCCATCGCTCGCGCGTCCAGGCGCCGGGGGCGCCGATGTGAAGCTGACTCGGCCGCCTTCCATCGATTCAGGCGCGCGATAGGTCGCGGCATTGAGCGTCTGCGGCGCGTTGCTTGCGTCGAACACGCGGATCGCCGTCACCGACTGAAATGGCGCGAAGGGAATGCGGAGCGTCGTGCTTGTGGCGACCGTAGACGGCCAGCAATCCAACACGAAGCGCCAACTTTGCGTGACGAAGAAGCGCCGGGTGTAGGCCTCGAGCGTCATGCGCGCGGCGACGATCAGCGCCTGGATCAATTCATCTTCTTGCGAGCCGTCTTCGCGCAGCCATGATTTTGCGTCGGCGAGCGAGACGGGCTCGATCGCCGGCGCGCCGATGAGCATCGGTCGCATCGCGCATCCTAGGTTGTGGTGAGCAGATGGCCGCGACCTTTCTCGTCGCGGCCTCGACGAGGCTGGCCGCTTACGATGCGGCGAATTTCAACAGCTTGATCGCCTCGAAATTCTGCACGCCGCCGCCGACACGCTTCGTCGTGTAGAAAAGGACGTAGGGGCTTGGCGGAGTAGGGATCGCGCAGCACGCGAATGCCGACGCGGTCCACCACCACATAGCCGCGCTCGAAATCGCCGAAGGCGATGGAGAGAGAATTCGCGGCGGGGTCCGGCATGTCCTCGGCTTCGATGACGGGGAAATTCATCAGCGAAGCGCCGGCGTCGGCGGTCGCCGGCGGCGCCCAGATGTAATCGCCGGTCGTCGTCTTGAACTGGCGCACGAGCGACTGCGCGCGCCGACCCATCACGAATTTGCCGTTCTGGCGAAAGCCGGCGCGCAGCGCATAGACGAGATTGACGAGCGCATCCGAAGGATCGCTCGCGGCGAAGGCGCCGGCGGCGCCCGTCGCCACATAGCCGATATTGCCCCAGGACCAGCTCGTATCCGCGACGCTTGTGTAGGAGAGGAAGCCCTTCGGCTTATTGACGCCGTCGCCGCTGACGAAGGCGGCGCCTTCCTGTTCGGCGAAAGCGGTCTGCACCTCCTCGGCGATCCATTGTTCGATGTCGACGACGGCGTCGTCGAGCAGCGCCTGTGTCGCCGCCGGCATGGCGTAAAGCTCCATCGCCGGAAAGGTCATGTCGGCGAGCTGCTGATTGTTGGTCTGCGGGCGTGGATCGGCTTCCGCCACCCATCCGGCTGCGGGTCCCGTCGTTGAAAAGGCGCGGCGCAGCGACGCGCCGGAGATTTCGCGCACGCTGGAGATGGCGCGGATCGGCGAGAACTTCGCGAGTCTGCGCAGCACTTCCCGCTCGGTCGGCAGCGGCACGAGATAGCCGCCGTCGGGGCCCGAGCCGCGCGACAGCGCCTTGGCTTCGAGCGCCTTTAGGCCGCTCGCTTCGCCGGAGCGCATGTAGTGATTGAAGGCGCTTTTGTGCTCGCGCCCGCTGTAGTCGTCGACGAGCTTGCCGCCGATGCGCGGCCGCGACATTTCAAGCGCGAGACGATCAAGCCGGCTCTTCGTGTCGTCGAGCGCGTGGTCGATGCGCGCGAGCTTCTCTTCGGTCACGACGTCGGCGCCGAAGCGGTTCTCAAGCTGCGTCAGACGCTCGTCGTTCGTCTCCTTGAAGGCGCTGAAAGCGCGATTGAGATCGGCGAGAATGTCGTCGCCGGCGGATTTGGTTTCAACTGCTGACATGTTTAGAGCCTCATGTTTGCGCCGGCGCGCGGAAAAGCGCCCCGCGGCTGTAGCCGTTGGATGAACTTCGCGCGCTTTGGAAAGACCGTCTCGAAAGTAGCGTTCGCGCTCGACGGCAAGAGCGCGGGTCAATGTAATAGATCGATCCGCCTGGTCAGAATGACCCAGACAGCCGGCGCAGCGCGTTGGAAAATTCAAGCGCCGCATGTTGCGCCCTCAGGCACGAGAGCTTCGCGCCGAGCGCCTCCATGCGTGATGCGCCACTGCGACTTTGCTTAACCGCACCGATACGCGCCTGCGGTAGCATCGGAAAGGTGACGATGGAGATCTCCCACAGATCGATTTCGTGCAGGCGGCGCACGCCGCTGGATTTGTCTGTCGTGGCGCGCCGCGTGCGAAAGCCGATGGAGAGGCCGTCGATCGCGCCTTTGCGCATCAGCGACAGCGCCTCGCGCGCCCGCGCCACCGAAAGATCGAGGCGGCCTTCGACTTTGAGGCCGCGCGCATCTTCGACGATCGAGGACCACATCCCGATCGGTTCGGCCGCCTGGTGCTGCCACAGCATTTTCACGCCCTGCGCGCCGCGCTTGACGAGCGAGCGCGCGAAGGCGCCGGCCATCACCATGTCGCCGCCTGAATCAACCACGCCGAAGAGGCTGGCGTAGCCCGAGAAGTCGCCGGCCTCGTTGGCCTGTAGCAACGGCAGCTCGGCGCGCTTGATTTCCGGCGCGCCCGCGCTCGGCGTCGTTTTTCGCAGCGCCGTCATCAGCTCTTCTCCGCGTGGGCGTTGATCGGCGCATGGGTCGCCGCGCGAGCTTCGGCCCGCAGTTGCGCCAGCAGTTCGACAAAGGTCTTGAACACGGCGGAGGGATCGTCCCGCATGCGCGCATGGCGCGCGCGCGGACGCTTGAAGAAATGCGGCAGCCAATTGTTCTGACTCATGGATCGCTCCTGCAACGGCGGTTGAAGCGCGCGAGTTCGCGCACGAAGGCGTCAAGGCGGCGCGTCGCCTCGCCGAGTTCCCGCAAGGCGAAATAAGCTTGCGCAGTGGCGGCGCAGGCCCACAGAAACAGCGCAAGATGCGCGAGATCGCCGCGCTCCAAGATGGCGTTCAGAATGTCGGACATGGGCGGTTTCGTATTTCCGGCGGAGGCGCGTTCGTCAGTCATTGCCGACGCGAAGCCCGGCTGCAGCCAGGCTTGAAAGCTCTTCTGCACGCGCGCGACGAGCGGCAGAACGGTCTGGCGCCAGAAGGCGCGATTGGCCTCGGCGTAATTGCTGAAGGTGTTGTCGCCGGGAAGGCCCAACAGCAGCGGCGGCACGCCGAAGGCGAGCGCGATCTCGCGCGCTGCGCCCGCTTTCGACTCGGTGAAATCCATGTCTTTGGGCGAAAGCGACAGCGCCTTCCAGTCGAGCCCGCCTTCGAGCAGCAGCGGCCTTCCGGCATTGGTCGCGCCGGAGAAATTCTCCTCCAGCTCTTCCTTTAAGCGCGAGAACTGCTCGTCGGTCAGATGCGCGCCTTCAGGTCCCGCATAGACGAGGGCGCCGGAAGGCCGCGCGGAATTGTCCAAGAGCGCCTTGTTCCAGAAGCTCGCGGCGTCCTGTCAACCGAGCGGTTCTTCACTCCCCTTGCGAAGAGCCTTCAGCTTTCAGCCGTTGCCATATCTCTTCAAGATAAATTCGATAGTGTTGTTGATCGGCAAAGCCAACGCGTGCGCCGCCGTCAAACCAAACAGCCTCCAATTCCTTGTCGCTGGGATCGCCTGTCAAGATTTCAGTCAGAAAGTCCTTGACGATCCCCTTTTCGTCCTCACTGAGATGTCCGATCGCGTACGAGATGTCGTCCGAGCCTTCTGGAATGTTTTCCTCGAGCTCGAGGTCGAACCAACCGCACATCTCGTAGAATGCGTCGGGTACCTTCATGACGAATCTTCTTCGTCGTTCAGTCTGTGACGGCTCGCTCCCACGTGGCGCGCTCTCTCAGTCAGAGTGACTCTCGATAAGGTCGAACAGCTTTGTTTCGTCTGTTTCGACGTCCTCGTGGCCAGTAAAATAGCTGAATTCCATGTGGTCTGCGAAAAAAGTCACTTCGAATCGATAGCCGACAAGCGCGAATGAAACTTCAAGCCCGTCATCGACCTGCTGCTCAATTCGGTACATGATCTTCTTTTTGCGCAAATAAGCAAGGAACTCGAGCATTCCTTTGAGACCATGAAGCCCCATCTTTATCTCCTATGGCTTTCTGAACCGATCCTGTCCCAGCAACTTTTTGCACTTGTTTGCAGCGACACTTCCTCTCTTGGCTTGTTCCAGGACCTCTTTGACCGTCGCGCTGAAAAACTGGCTTGGCAGCTCACTATTTATCGAGCCTTTGCAGAAGTTGGAAACAAAGTCTTGCACTGACATATCCAGCTGTTCCGGAGTGAATCCGCCAGCAATCTCGAAAGAACGGGACCCTCCAGTTCGAGGCCCATGGTCCCCGAGCGGTCTCCTTCCCTCCGAAGGCGATTCAGCGTCACTCTCCGCACCTGCAACGCCTTCTCCGCCTCCGCCGCTCGTCCATCGCCCGCCATCGGAACTTCCCGCAGGGACGCGCGGCTGATCCGGGCTGTAGCGGCGCTCCAGCGCGAGATCGCGTTTGGCGAAGAGCGCTTCCTTCGGCGCTGGGCCATAGCCCAGCGCTTCGCGCTGTTCGTCGAGCGTGAGGAAACCGGCCTTGCCGACGCGGTCCCATTCGGCGGCGCGTTCGCTCGCCAAGGCTTCGAGACGGTCGTCGTTATAGTCGAGGCGAAAGGAGCCGAAGCCCGGCCGCAGCCAGGCCTGAAAACTCTTCTGCACGCGCACGACGAGCGGCAGCACGGTCTGGCGCCAGAAGGCGCGATTGGCCTCGGCATAATTGCTGAAAGTGTTGTCGCCGGGCAGGCCCAGAAGCAGCGGCGGCACGCCGAAGGCGAGCGCGATCTCGCGCGCAGCGCCCGCTTAGGCTCGGGCGCCGCCTACGACGTCGCCGCGAGCTCTGCGCGCATCAGTCCGATCGCTTCCTCGAAAGCAGGGTGAAAATCTAGATGTATTTGGACCGCCCACCGTCGTCGCGCCTTCAAGAAGGTGGAATGACTTCGTTGTCGAGATCGAACACCAATACCTTGTCTCGGCCAAAGACCTCGTAAATGAGGTGGGGGATTCCCGGAATGTATTCCGATCCGCCCTCCTTATTCCACTGAATCATGAAGGCGCTGTTAGCCGTTAAACCATATTGCGCCGTGTCCTCGCGATCAAAGTCCCGCGCTTCGCGACCTTCCGATATCCAGAAGTGCTGCAAAATGTCGCCAAAGCGTTCTCTGGCGTCGGCGATCCTCTTCCGCGTTTCATCAACGCCCAATGAACTCGCGCACGCGAAACAAATCGACATCACCAGCGTCCTCTCATGTACGGCTCACTTCAGGAAGGCGGAATGAGTTCGTCATTAAGATCGAACACCAATATCTTGTCCCGGCCGAAGACCTCGTAAATGATGCGAGGGATATCAGGGATGTATTCCGCTCCGCCCTCCTTGTTCCACTGAATCAGGAAGCCGCTGTTGGCGGTGACGCCATATTCTGCAGCTCGCTCGCGCTCGTGCGGCAAGGGCTCGCCGACTTCCGAAATCCAGAAGTGTTTCAGGATGTCGTGGCAACGATCGTCCGCTTGGGCAATTTTCTGACGAGCTTCTTCAGGGGAATAAGCGCTCGAACATGTTACAAAAATTGACATCACCATTCCCCCGTTGAGCGCAAGTTAGGCTTGCTCAGAGGTATTCCGACGCCGCCTACGACGTCGCCGCGAGTTCCTCGCGCATCAGTGCGATCACCTGTTCGAAAGCGGCGATGAAATTTGGACGGCGGCCACGCATCCAGTTCAACTCCGGGCCGAGTTGATCGCGCTGAAAGTCGGCGTAATAGGCCTCCATCGCGCGCAGCAATTCAAGCCGCTCCTCGCGCGGGTGGTCGCTGAACTCGAAGAAGTCGAGAGCTTTCCCATTGGGCAACTCATATTTGCTCGGCCAGCCGTCGTGAAGAAAGTCGAGCACTTGCGGCCACAAATCCTTGGCGATACCCGGTGCCTTGCTATGATCGAGGTAGAGTTCGTAGGCTCCTCCCAATACGGACTCGAACTGGCCTCTGGACAGCGGCAGCCATTCCTTATCGATAGCATCGAATGTAACGAGAGAGGACATATTTCACCTCAGAACTTTGATGCGCGCCTGTGTTTCAACGGGCAGTCCCCAAATGTATGTCAATATTCTTGCAGCATTCTCGCCGCCCAGCGCTGAAAGATCAACGACGTATCGGTCAACGGCAAGATTGCGAAGCTTCCCTTGCAGGCGACGCGTGAACTTTTCGTAATTGAAAAACTGATCCGACACATCACTCCCTACCGCATCCCATGTTTGGCCAAATTCGTCCTGGAAATCTGCGCCAGAGGCGTTCGACCTCTTAAAGGGTCTGCCAGTTTCTTTCTCCAACCGCAATATTGTCGCGACCTCTGGCCAGCGTGGCTGACCGAGCGAATCAGGGTCCCGCGCCAGACTATCGATCCGATCCTGCTCCGGGCCTGTAATGCCCCGAGGATAAAATTCTTCGATCACCGATTCACGTGTTCGTAGCCGACGAAATGGATCACGCGGCGGCACGTTGTCGCCGAACTTTGCGCGCAGAAGCTCGGCGTAACGCGCGTCGGCCTCGCGGATGTCGCTCTCATTGCGTTCGATGCGATGTTCGATGTTCTCCGGATCGATGAGAGTCTGAGGAGGTCGCCAGTCCGGATCGAGTTGTTGCACGCGCGTCATCGCTCGTGCGGCGCGCTCTGCCGTGATTGTCTCTCTTGCGAACTGCGCCGGCGTGGCGCCGGCACCGCCCCCGACGCGCCGACTTTGCACACGCGTGATGGGGTTGTCCGCATCGCTCGCGACATTTGGATTCGCGTTCATCGCAGTCCGGACTCGGCCCTCCGCATCGCGCCGCCGTGCGCGATCATCTCGCGCGCCGCTAAACCCGCCCCCCGA